CGGACGGTGCCAACCCGATGCCGGATGACGACGGCAACATAGTTCTACATCGCAAGGAGGCGGCAGATGCAGCGAGGGGACGCGATAACGCGAAAGGCCGAGCGGCTCGCAAAACTCCATCCCGAAGCCCCCGCGCAAACGCTCGCAAGGCGACTCGTAAAGGAAAGTAACGGCGCGATCACGCTGCACCAGGCACGCATGCGGATGCAGCGGCAGTTCGGGCAACACGGCAAGAAGAACCGCAAGACGCAGAAGCCTACGGTCCCGCGTCCCCCGCGAGAAGCCGGCGAGATCCTCGCCATGCCGAAGTCGATGGCCCAGCCTTGGACGCCGTACGTCCTGAAGGTCACCGGCCCAATCGGCATCCTGTCCGACGTGCATGTGCCGTATCACTCTGAGGTCGCCGTGGCTGCCGCTGTCGGCCACCTGAAAGAGCAGGGCTTGTCTGGGCTACTTTTGAACGGCGACATAGCCGACTTCTACGCCATCAGCCGGTACATGAAAGACCCGGCCTACCGGGACTTCAAGGGCGAACTCGAGGCGGTGCGTGGGTTCCTCGGCTGGCTGCGGCAGGAGTTCCCCGACATCCCGATCGTCTACAAGACCGGCAACCATGAGGACCGGTGGCAGCACTGGCTCTGGCAGCACGCCGCCGAGATCAGCGACGACCGACGCATGAGCCTGACGGCGTGGCTCGACCTAGACAAACTCGACATCGAACTCGTCGATAACCAGCGGCCGGTCATGCTGGGGAAGTTGCCGGTGCTGCACGGCCATGAACTGCCGAAGGGGATGGCGGCTCCGGTCAACGTCGCCCGCGGTGCGTGGATGCGGACGCTATCGACGTGCCTGGTGGGACATTCGCACCGGACCAGCAACCACGCCGAGTCGGACATGTGGCACCACGAAACGGCGTGCTGGAGCACGGGATGCCTGTGCGACCTACGGCCCGACTACGCGGTCATCAACCGATGGAACCACGGGTTCGCCGTTGCCACCGTCCACGACGGCGGGGCGTTCGACGTGCAGAACTACCGCGTGATGGGTGACGGCACCGTGCGGTCGGCTTGACCACGGGCATAGGCTGCGGACTCACCCCGAGGAACCAAGCATGACGACCACGACACTGGAAGAGCACAACGCCGCACTGCGGGCAGCCGTCCGCGAGCGGCTCGACGCCACGCCAGCCGATGACCACAAGGTGTCGCCGCGGGCGACGGAACCTAGGCACATTGTCGCAACTACCGAGGAAACGCAACACGACGAGTCGGACGTGCCCTACGTCGAGCACCTGCTCGGGCGGCAGCGTGGCGACTCGGTCCTGAGCGAGACCTACGCCGAGTGGGAGCCGGGCTTCCAGCCCGTCACTCCGGCAGAGCAGACGCTGCGGGACGCGATCGCCACGATCCGAGACCGGCACGGCAAGTACGGGCCACCTACGGAGCATTTCGCCAGGACGGCGTCGCTGGTGAACGCGGCGTTCGGCACGACGTTTACGCCGGCCGACTGGGCTCTCGTCATGGTCTTGGACAAGATCGCCCGCCAGATGGGGCCAGCGGCGACCGACGACGCTGCTATCGACATCGCTGGCTACGCGGCCTGCCACCAGGAGTGCCGACGTGGCTGAACCCCTCACCGACGCCTACCTCCAGCAGTGCGAGCAGGACGCCCGCCGGTTCAGCGGTGCGTACACCGGGACCAGCGGTACGCTCGCGGCTCACGTCATGCGGCTGCTCGCGGAGTTGAGCCGGGTCAAGGGGACGCTCGCCGTTGAGCGAGCGAGGCGTGAGCAACACACTTGCCGCTGGGGCGACGACCCGAGCGGGCCTTACGTCTCGGACGAATTCCTCGGCGGCCTGCGGGCTGATAGCAACGAGTGCTGGCCGGATAGATGAGGGGGCAGGACGCATGATTGGTCTGTACGTCCTCTCGGCGTGGCTCGCTGCCGACGTTGCCACGGGCATCGTCCACTGGTGGGAGGACCGATACGGCGACCCCGCGTGGCCGGTGCTGGGGCGGCACGTCGTGGCGCCGAACATCCGGCACCACTCTGAGCCCCGGGCGTTTCTGGCCGGCGGCTACTGGCAACGCAACTGGACGACGATCCTGCCCGCGGCTGCCGTATCGCTCGTCGCCCTGGCGGCGGGGCAGCACTGGCTCGCCCTTGTGGCGGTGTTCTCTAGCCAGGCCAACCAGGTTCACGGGTGGGCGCACCAGCGATGCTCACGCCCGATACGGGGGCTGCAACTCATCGGCCTGCTGTCGTCGCCAGACGGGCACGCGGTCCACCACCGATCGCCGTACAACACAGACTTCTGCGTTATGAGCGACTGGTGCAACCCGCTGCTGTCTGCGGTGGGATTCTGGCGTGGGCTGGAGCAGGCCGTGGGCTTGGCCGGCGTGCATCCGAGAGCGGAGCGAGAGACTGCTTGACCGGGCGGCGGGTTGAGTGCGACGACGTGTCCTCCTCCACGTTGCCGCCTCCCCGCTTGCTCGGTCACGCCGCCGGCCTACCCCCGTCCTTCGGCGGGCCTTCAAGGTCGAGCGGCGGCAGGTAGTCCAGCCCCCGGTGCGTCTCCGTGATCCGCGGATCAAGGTAGTGTCCACGGGTCATCGCCGGATCGGCATGTCCGAGGTGGGCCGTGGCATCCCCGCCGGCAGCGGCGACGTAGGAGGCCGACGCCTTGCGAATCGCGTGGAACGCCCTGGCGGGCACGCCTGCCGTCTGGCAGAGCAGCCGCATGCTGGCGTAGTGCGACAGCGGATGGCCCGTCCTAGGCCACACCAGAGCGTCAGGCGGGCCCCGGCGGCTCTCCAGTTCAGCAGCCAGGGCAGCGGTGATCGGGGCAACGAGGTCACGCTCGCGGCCCTTGCGGGTCTCGGCGAGGAATACGAGCCGCCCCTGCGACGTGTCCACCTCACGCCACCGCAGATCCAACAGGGCTCCAATCCGCTCGCCGGTCTGCCATGCGGACTGGAGAAGCGTGCTCCACCACCAGGCCGAAGGCACGCCGGACATTGCCCCTCGGCGGGCTTTGGCGGCTCGGACCAGGCGGCTCATCTCGTCCAGTGTGTAGGCGGTCGGCGTCCGCCGCACCCGCTTCTGGCGTGGCAGGCCCGGCCACTCGCCGCCGTGCAACTTCTTTTTGCAGGCCCACGTCCAGATCGCCAGCAACTGGCTGCGGTCCTTGGCGACGGTATGCGGGCTGACGACGCGCCCCCGGCAGGGGTTCGTGGCTCGCCACCGCAGGAACTTCGAGACCTGCACGTCCTCCAGATCCGTGATCAGCGGCTCGCGGCCGAGGAACTCAGCGAACTTGTCGATCGTGTGGCCGTAGAGCGTCATCGACCTGGCCGACAGATTCATGAGTAGGGCATACCGCTCCAGCAACTCTCGCATCGTCATCGGGCACCTCCTTCCCCCATAGTGTACAGATGTTTAACGGAGCCCTCTCCGTTGAAACTTCCCCCGCCAGTCGATCCTACGGAGGGTCGGCTGGCCGGGGCAAGTTGGGAGGATTGAAGGTGGGGATTGGTTGACTGTTGCGACTACGCCACTACGATTGGGACATGATTGCCATGGCTGTTCACGATGACTGGGTTTCGGTAGCCAAAGCCGCCGAGATCGCCGACTGCTCAGAGCAGTTCATCCGGCGTCTGTTGCTGAAACACCTGCCGCGCGACGCGAAGGGCAAGCCCTCGTCGGACAGAACCCGCGGCTGCCCGCTCGATGGCTGGCTCGTCAACGGCCGGGCTTGGACCGTGAGCCGTGCGTCGGCGGAAGCCCTCAAGGGCACCCTGACCAGCCGGGCAGGGAAGCGGAAGCGGGCGACCACACGTCCGACCAAGAAGCGGAAATCCCGCTAATCCCCGAGCGAAACGGGGCTCCAAAAAAATCCTCTCAAGTGCTCTTGACGGTAGTTGCGATATTGCTACTATCCAGTTCGTCAGGCAATTGAGACCTGACGCAACGCCAACCGGGAGACGAACGATGGAACGCCTCCTTTCGCAGCTGATGCCAGCACTCGTCCTAGTCCGCATCGGCCAGGAACTCGGCACAGACTCGCCAGCCGCTCGCGCGGTGCACGACCTGCTCGAACTGCTGGCCGCCGTTCCCTGGAAGATTCTTGGTTGACTCTAGTTGCCGTACTGCAACACGCTACCGTCCCGAAACCCGACCCGCAAACCTACCGTTTCCCCCCGTGCTTTAGTCGCCTTGCAGATTCCGGCCAGTGAACGCTTGACCAGTTTGGGAGAACGGATATGTTGACCCCCTCTTGTGAAGTGAGTGCCCCGTCTATGACTGCACAACCTGAACACACGACCACGCAGGTCCGCAGGCAATACCAGCGTGCTTACTACCTCGCCAACCGCGAGCGATTGAAGGCACAACGCAAGGCCTATCGCGACGCACATCGGGACGAAATCGCACGTCAAGGAAAGGCCTATCGCGAGGCAAACAGTGCCGCCTTAAAGGCCAAGCGTGACGCCTGCCGCGAAGACACTTCAGCGAAGAACCGCAAGTACTACGCCGCCAACAAAGAAGCCATTCGGGCCAGGACTAAGCGATGGCTGGCTAACAACGCAGAACGAGTTTCTGCAGTTGCCGCGGAGTACCGAAGGAAACACCCGCAAAAGGCACGCGCCTATTACCTCACTAACAAACGGGAGCGGCACAAGTGGTTTTCCAAGTGGCAAACCGCGAAGAGGCAATCTGATCCGAGCTTTGCGGTGCAGTGCAAGGTGTTGAGTTGGACTTGCAGGGCGATGAGACGGCATCTGTCTGGCCTGCCAGTTTCTAAGTCAACAAGGATCGTGCAGCTGCTTGGCTGCGATTGGCTTGAGTTCATCGCACATATCGAGGCCAAGTTTGACCAAGGCATGTCGTGGAGCAATCACGGCCGGTCCGGCTGGCATTTCGATCACATCCTCCCTCTTTCTTCGTTCGACCTCACGGATGAGGCCGAACTCAGCAGGGCTTGTCACTACACCAACGTTCAGCCGCTTTGGGCTGCTGACAACGTAAGAAAAGGAGCAACGATCGCATGAGCATCAGCAAACACCCCGGAGACAACGAGTACCAGGCCGCCGTCGCTGCCATGCCCGAGCACACCGTCTCGGGCGGCACGACCCGCTACCGCGACGGACGCCTCGTCACGACCTACGCGGTCGGCGACCGCATCAAGTGGCGAGACAAGGGCCGCACGCTGGCCGGCGTCGTGGTCGAGGTGCTGACCGACGACACGTACCACGTTCGGCGGCATGTCCCTGACCGGGGCAACGAGCACCACGCGGTGACGGCCGAGCAGATTGTGCCGTTCTGACCGCAGGAATTATGGCGGAAATTGCATGGGGGTTGATGCCCCCCCGACAGCGATTAGGTTCCCCCCTTCGGTAATCGGACTTCGGCATCCTATTAGGCGACGAACTTCACGGACGTACAGGACCACCGGACGGAGGATCTATTCGGTGGAAGGAGTGGGGCGGAGCCCCAGTAGCACGGACGCACGACACCCCGCCGAGCAGGACGCGGAGCGGGTTTTTGACAGAGAACCAACCCAGTTTTTCTTACGAAGGACATGACAGATGACCACGGAAATCAGCACGTATCGGCCCGGCGGACTGTCCCTCTTGACGTTCGAGGACGCATGGCGGTTCGCCAAGATGGTGGCCAACTCTGACTTTGCACCGAAGGAGTTTCGCGGGAAGCCGGAAGCGTGCCTTCTGGCGATCCAGAAAGGCGCCGAAGTTGGGCTGACCCCGCTGGAGGCGCTCCAGTCGATCGCCGTCATCAACGGCAGGCCGACGATCTGGGGCGACGCGGCCTTGGCCCTGGTGCAATCGAGCTCCCAGTGCCTCTACGTCCGCGAGTACACCGAGGGCGACGGCGACAGCCTGACCGCCATCTGCGAGGTGCAACGTCGTGGCTACCCGCAGCCCACGGTCGCCAAGTTCTCCGTCGCCGACGCCAAGAAGGCGGGGCTGTGGGGCAAGTCGGGACCATGGTCCCAGTACCCGAGCCGCATGCTTGGGCTGCGGGCACGGGGCTTTGCGTTGCGGAACGCATTCGCCGACGCCCTGCGTGGCCTTGTGACGGCCGAGGAGGCTCAGGACTACCAGACGCCTGAGCCGGTCCGCGAGACGCCACGCGAGCCAGTCGTGGTGCGGCCCAAACTGGACGCCCCCGTTGCTACAGAGA